GTTGCCACAGTAATTTATCATTATTATTTAGCTAACAAATTTTTAGTTAACAAATAATTAAAAGCATTTTCAATAGAACCTAACTCACCGTACCAATCTGTTACTGATGATAAATAGGGAGAAAGGGTAGTATTAGAATTAGTCCAGTCTATTATATTTTCAACAAATTCATCAGAATATATGGGTTTGTATTCATAAAACAAGTAATTTTGTAAAAACGGTGGTATTAAACCAATTCCTTGCATTGATGAAAGGGGGTAGACGGGTTGTGCAGAAACAGGTAATATAGATTGTGATGAAAGTAATGGCACATTATATAATGAGAATGTATTATCAAATTTATTTCTTAAAAAGATTTTAGTGCCTGCGGTTACTAGCGCAGAAGTTGTAAAAAGCTCTTGTCCTATACTATCTCCTGATAGTGGTACAGGGGACTTAATACCCCATAATTTTAGTTTAGGTATTGATGCAAGATTTAAATATTTTTTAATATCAGCAGGAAGGCTTAAATTGTAATTATTAAATGGTGTATTTGTTTGAGAGGCCAATGATATTAATTGATTAATATCACAGGTATCTATATCAGCAAAATTTTGTGTAAAATTTGCAGTACGTTCATAAACTTTTTGACCAAGATCTTCATAAGCGCTGAGTACATTATTACCTAAAACTGCTCCTAAAAATGTATCAAAAAAATTAGTGTTTTGATATAATACCTCAGGTAATGCTAAAGATTTAAAATGCCCTGCAGTATTGAAATTTTCATTTTTAGTATATATTTGAGCCGGGTTTTCGAAATCATAAACCGTAAACGGGGTTGAACTACCAGTTAAAATTGTATAAGAGGAAAGATTTAATGTATAGTATTTTTGATACCATTTATTGCCTGTCCAATCCCCAGTAGCTTGAGCGGATTTATAATCTTCGTTATTAACTGTATATGTTGTAGCGTTGCTTAAATTTATAAGATAACCTACAGTGGAGTCCGGTAAAATTTTAACTGTACGAGTGTTAGCAATTGCGGACGATGCAAGAAATACGTGTGTTTTATTATGAAGAGAATCCACAACCCATACCCGATTATAAACATCAACTGCAAGACCACCTAATTCCTCATCCTCTAAAAGAGGGTAACCGCTTAACGGCTGAGACACAAAAGTGTTACTATCTGCAGATAAATGCCAAGAAGATATAACCCCTGTTGTGCTTACATAACCTATTTCTCTAAGTCCGTGTGTAAACCATAGATTGTTAAATCGATCAACAGCAATATACCCTGGATGGGTCATGCCAGTAATAGAACTCATTAAAGCGCCAGTTGAACTATACATTTGTAGCGATCCGTCGCTTAAAGTAGTATTAAAACTATTCGAGACCCAAACATTGTTTTGTTTAGTAATTGCTAATCCTACTGGTACGCTGTTCGGAGATAATGGTATCTCGTATAATGACTGGCCGCTACCGTTATATTTTACAAGCATACTACATAACGGATGGGCATATGTAACCCAAATATTATTATCTCTATCAGTTTCAACAATTGGTGGTTTTAAGAAAAATTCGTTAACATAATAATCAGCAGTAGTTAGTGGAGTTACTGTATCTCCAAATAAAGATGCTTCGTAATTTACTGGCGGGGAAACAGTAAATAATCTTTGAGGCCAATTTATATTATTGGGTGTAGCTGTTGCAATTAAATTAAAATTCGGGTCGAACTTTAAAACTTTAACATTATTAAAAAGACTTACCCAAATATTTCTATTTTCATCTAAAGATACATACGATGGAGTATATGCTGGATTGTAACTAACATCTCCTGATACAGAAACTTGAGTTACGCTTATAGGTATACCTGCTGGTATAAAATTGTTAAAAATAATTGTTTGATTAGTAAAATCAACATTGTAACTATCTGGGGTTTGCAAAACCCCTCCTACGTTTATAAGAAATTGAGATAGGTTATCGTTACGATAATTAGTATTTGGAAATGCACCATATACAAATACATTAGTGTTATTAGCTGGAGTATAAAGCCAGTTTGCAGGTGGAAGTATACTGGGCAAATATATTACATTTACAGTGGTGTTAGGTGGTGCAGAAGTACATAGAGATAAAGTTTTAGTTGTATTGTTAATAGAATATGTATCAGGTAGTTGAAATACACCATCAACAGATACTATATAATAATTTGGGTCAGCAGATAGGGAAGGAGATCCCGTTAATGGAAAGTTCGTTGCTGTAGTAGTTGAGGCAGTTACCCATGACATTAGACTAGATATATGATAAGAAGGTAGTTGAGGGTCAAAAATTTCTATTAGGTCTACCTCAACGTTACTAGGGACATACGGAGAGTTTATTTTTAACTGCAGTGCGTTTCGAATTGGATCTATAGCAATGATACCGTTAGGCTGATGAATACCGCCTGCTAATAAAATATAATTTTTAGGATTATCTGAAAATAAAGCTGGAGTATAAAAAGTAAAATATGTTGCTGATAATGTTTCAACGGGTGTGGTCCAGGACCAAGTATGAAATAATTTTTTGCTTGGTAAATAATCCCCTAAACTTGATAAAGCATATGTATTTAAAATAGCACCAGACGGCGAAAACCGGTATAATCTATCAAGTTCAGCATCAGCTGCGATTACATTATAATTTATAGGGTCAACGGCTAAGCCATATATACCAGAAAAACCAGACATAGAATAGTTATATGATGTTGATTCCTCGATTTTAGGTACGTTAAATGTATTAACAGACCCCTCAAATAGTATTCCGTTATTTTTATAAAAATTTAAAAGCTCACAATTACTTGGATATGTGTCTAAAAATATTTTATTTAGTGTATTTCGTTCAGGGTTAGAAATCCAAATATTAATATTAGCCCCTTCTCCACTAGGAAATGGAAATTCATCTTCTTGAGGCTGAATCTCAGGAGGATAGTTAGCAAAGGTACTAACTTGTATGGTTGTAGTATTAATTGCAGAAGTTGGTGTCAGGGTAGTAAAAATAAAACCACCTGTTGAAGAGTTATTTTTGTCCGTTGCTTGAAAGTATAATGGTGCTTCGTCTACTATATAATTACTAGTGCCCGATAAGTGCACCGTGACACTACTCAATTCTCCGTAAAAATTTGAAGCAGGATAAGAAAATAGTATATTAGAAAGTTTTTCTCCTCTTTTGTTATGACAAGAAATTATAAAAGGTATTTTTACATCTTTCCATTTTCTAGGAAAAATATCAGTAAGATAATTTTCAGTTACTTTTAAAGTGTTCGGAAGTATATTATTAACGCGCCAAAGAGTTACTGCTTTAGTAAATTTATTATTAGAGTAACTAGGGTACGGATAAACATTGCTATCCATTGGATATGAAAAACCTGACGTTTCTAAAGTAGCTGTAATAATAACAGGGCATTGGAAGTTAGGATCGCCTGTACTTTGTCCGTCTACGTAATAAAATTCTGCTATACCTGATACACCAGCAATACGGTTATTGTAGTATATAGGTGTTGTTTCTACCGATAACGAATTAACAAAATTAAAATTTTTGTCGGTAAAGTACCATGTCGGTGTTAAAAATTGCCAATGTTCAGGAACAAACTGTTTAGGTGTAGATGGTGAATTTGCCGCAAAAAGATTTAAAACAATTGGTTGATTTAGTTGCGGGGTTTGTACTTTTACCTTAAAAGTATCAGATGTAAAATCTCCTGGATCTGCATAGTTTCCAGGAACTTTATCAAACATAACAATATCCCGATAGTAGTAATCAGCTGATACTTGAGCTGATTTAGTTGAAACATTACCTAGTAAATCAGTTGCAGTTAAACTTATAGTATAAACACCGGGGTAGTTATATGTTTTTGTTATATTGGTATTATCATATAAAAACGTTCCATCCCCTAAATCCCAAATACGTTTTATTATTTTATTATTTGTAGTAGATGTATCAGTAAACGTGAAATCATCTACATATACATATCCTGATGAAAGAGGTACTGTAAAATTAGCGTTTACCATAATATATTATCGTTTAATATTCAATTGTTGAATATGAAGGGATAGCTGATCTTACTTTAATACGGTTTTGTATATTATCAATGTTACTAAAGATCGGGTATTCGAAGCTACGCATAGTTATATTGTTTTGAGTAGAAATAATATCGTTATTAACATATAAAGGATTCCAAACAAAGAATGATAAACCTTGTGTAAAGATTGTACTGTTTAACTGATTAACGGTTGCAAAAGATTCAATATCATCAAGTTCGAGCATTTTTTGTGTTAAAAAACGAATGTCAATAACTTGGCCAAGCTTTAAATTTTCGCGACTAAAATAGTTTTTAAAAATATTAGCAACATCAAGTATAATTGAATTGTTGTCCCGGCGTGCATTTGGTTTTTTAGTTATAACAAGGTCAGCAACGCTATCTTCTAAAGTATCTGCATTTATAACTAAATCGCTAGAAACCCCAAATGTTAAAACTTTATAGCTAGGGTCTACAAATGAAACTTCTACTGTAGCCATTTTAGTTGCTTGAACTGTAGATGTAATTAACTCTTTTTGAGCTGGTAGTAAATAATCTAGTGAATTGGGGGTAGCAGTTTTTGGTACTACTATGTAATAAACATTATTGAAGTTGCAACTATCAGAGTATTGTATTTGATTAAAAAGTGGTCTGCTTAAATTAGTAGGTGTTGTTAATCCAATATCATAAAAATATTTTAAATATTCTGAAACATATTGTTTATTAGTAATAGCTTTAATATCAGAAAACAAATATGAAAAATTAGTTTTTGCAAATGTTTCATAATCTGTTGTTGTAACTAATCTATACTGACTTTTATAAACAGAAGGAGCATTTGATCGAATATCATTAACATCTTCTTTTATTTGAAATTTTGATGAACCGGCAGGGTTTGCAAATGTTAAATTACTAGTTTCAGTTTGCAGTATATATCTGTAATTGTTAATATTAGTATCATTTAGTATTGTATTGTATTGTATTGTAGAAAAAAGTATTAGTGCAGTGCCTACATTTAGTGCGTTAGGTCCAATTTCACCTTCAGCCCCTCTGCTTGCAAGATAATAAACTGCGATCTGATCACCTTTTTCTAATTGTTTGCCGTTGATATTGTTTCCAAATTTTATTTCGTAACGGTTATTACCGTTTAAACGTATTTCAAATTTTTCAGCGAAACCGTCTTCTAAATAAAAGTTAGGAGTCTTTGTATATTGTTTCCACTTACCGGTACTATAAGACTTAACATAAACATCAATATTAAAATGATCTACTATCTGACTAGCAGTGTCAAGTAATAAAATTTCATTAGTTTCTCCGTTAGCTGTATAAATTGGATATTCGTTATATAGTCCCTGAAAAAGAAGTTTTTGTTGAGTTAGTTCATTTAAACTTTCTAAACTACCATTTTGGGTTTTTGCAAAAATAATATCTTCATTAAACGAGTAAGGTATAGAGTTTATTAAAATATAAGAATAACGAGGTATAGTATACCAACCTTGAGGGAGGGCAGTAGCAGAGCAATTAAAATTTAATGTAGATGTTTGAGCACCGATAGGGGAATAATCTATCAGCTTTACTATACGATTCATATTTTCGTATAGTTCAGCTTCTGTGAACATAGATTCAGTAGCGGTTTTGTTAAGATAATAAATTAAAGTATGATAGGAGTAGGCAACTATATCAATAACTGAAGCTAAATTTGAACCTAAAAAGTTTTGATCAGTATATATATTTTGAACATTAAGACGATCTACAATTAGTTGTCTTAATGACATAGCATCGAAGGCAACATAGCCTCCTTTTGGTATATCAAAATTATTAGATGGTGGTTGAGTAGTCATAGTTATTTGTTTCTAGAAGTTGGTAAATAGATAAAAGTTTGTTTCCTTGTATCTAAAGAAAAGTCCATACCAGTCATTAAATTGAGTTGTAGTATTTCAATAACAATATTTATAAAGTATTGACTATTATCAGGGTCTAAAGTTACATTTACTTGAACAGGTCTAACTCGAGGTTCGTATGCTTTTATACTACGTTTAATTTTATCTCCTAAAATTTGACCATTTAACTCAGTGATTGGGGAGAATAAAAATTGATAAAAATCTAAGCCGTATTCAGGAAATAAAAAACGCTGGCCAGGTAATGTGTTAAATAAATTTTGCAAAGAATTTTTAATAGCGGCGAGATCGTAGGAAACTTTAATATCGGTACCTCTTACAGATGTTGAATAACCAGGCTCAACATAAGAGCTTTGTTCAATGTCGAGAGCTAAATCTTTATAAAGATAACCGTTATCCCTATATGTGTTACTAAGAGTTTCTAATTCTTTTACTTTTATAGCCATTTATACTATTATTTAGTACAAGAGTTGCATAAATAATATCAGAATTATTATGGAAACTAAATTTGATGTCCTTTTCGAAAATCTATTAGAACGTTATCAACAAGGCGGTTTTATAATAGGAGACCGCGTTCGCTTTAAAAAAGATGCACTAAAATCAGATTTTATGAAAGGTAAAGGTCAGAACTTTATTGATGTTGTAAAGTCTTGTATGGATCCAAGTTTTGATCTTAATCTAAGAGTCTCAGCTATCAAATCAGTTTATCCTACAACAACACAAAATTACCGTGGTGGTACTGAATCTCCTGATAAAATTTATGCAGATGTTATAATTGAGTACGCCCCTGGTCTCTATCGTACACCGATGACAGTTCCTATTGAATTATTAGAACTTCAAGATGATGGTATTAATACCGGGCCAGTTCCAAACTCACTAAAGCGTAAATCAAAAATTAATATCAAACCTGAAAAAGTAAAAGCAGAACAAGAAGCTGACTTTGATATTAACCTGCAAAACAAAAATGTACAACTTCCTGGCGGAACTAAGTGGGATGATAAAGAGCCAGGCGCAGGAAACATGCCAAAGAAAAAATACTAAGTAGATTTACTAGTATTCTGGCGTAGAATAGCATAAGTTATTCACATACATTCTTTGTCAAATTTATGATTACAAACTATACCTCTGAGTTATTACCTGAAAAGTTTTTACAAAAATATATCAATAAAGAAGTTCCTTGGGGCTTCAACGGATTAGGATATATTGTCTATAAAAGAACCTATGCAAGAAAGATAGAAGGGACAGACAATACTGAGGAGTGGTGGCAAACTGTGGCTCGCTGTATTAATGGTGCGCAAGAAATTGGCGCTGACTACACATCAGAAGAAGCACAAAGATTGTACGACTTAGTTTTTAACCTTAAGTGTAACTTTGCTGGAAGAATGCTTTGGCAATTAGGTACAGAAACTGTTAAGAAGTTTGGTGCTAATTCTCTACTTAACTGCTGGTATTGTAGTATCAATGATCCAAAGACCTTTCTCTTTATCTTTGAAAACCTAATGCTTGGTGGTGGTGTTGGATTTTCTATTCGTAGAGAAGATATTCACGAGCTCCCAAAAATTAAGAAGGGTGTATCTATTGAGCATCAATGTACAAAGGATGCTGATTTTATTGTCCCGGATTCACGCTCTGGTTGGGTTGAATTACTTCGTAAGGTTTTAGACGCCTATTACGTAACTGGCAAATCATTTAGTTATTCTACAATTCTTGTAAGAGGTTCAGGTGAACGTATCTCAGGTTTTGGTGGTACTGCTTCTGGTCCTGGTATTCTTATTGAAGGTATTGAAAAGATTTCCAAGATTTTACAGTCAAGGGAAGGCAAAAAGCTTCGTTCGACTGATGTTCTAGATATTTGTAACATTATTGGTTCTATAGTTGTAGCAGGTAACGTTCGTCGTTCAGCTCAAATTGCCTTAGGGGACCCTGATGATTATCTCTATCTTAGAGCTAAGAACTGGTCACTGGGCAATATTCCTAACTGGAGAGCGATGTCTAATAATACAATCTATGCTGATGATTTTTCTCATATTTCTAGTGAGATTTGGACAAACGGTTATATTGTAGATAAAGAGACGGGATTTGCTAAAGGGGAACCTTATGGCTTCTTTAATCTTCCTTTATCTCAAAAATTCGGCCGTCTTAAAGATGGTGCTATGAAGTCTTCTAAGCTCTATCCTACAAATGAAGATAACGTATTAGGAACTAACCCTTGTGCTGAGATTTCTTTAACGTCTTATGAGTGCTGTAATCTTTCTGAGCTGTATCTTAATAATATTACCTCTGTTGAAGAATTAACTGATTGTGCTACTCTGCTTTATAAGACACAAAAAGCAACAGCTGCAATGCCCTTCATCCATGATGAGACTAATAAGATTGTTCATAAGAACATGCGTTTAGGTCTTGGTGTTACCGGGATCTGTCAATGTTCAGATGAAAAGATTCAATGGCTCGATAAAGCTTATGAAGCTCTTCGTAAGTATGACAAAGAATGGTCAAAACATAAGGGTTATCCCGAATCAATTAAACTAACAACTGTTAAACCTTCTGGTACTCTATCTTTATTGGCTGGCTCAACACCTGGGGTACACCCTGCTTATTCGCCGTTTTATATTCGCAGAGTAAGAATGGGTTCTGGAGATAAGCTTGTTAACATCTGCCGCGATCTCGGTTATCACGTAGAATATGTTCGTGGGTTTGATGGTAAAGATGACCATTCAACAGTAGTAGTTTCATTTCCCTGTTCAGCGGGTAATGAATGTGTAGTAGCTAAATCAATGACGGCTGTTCAGCAGCTTGACTTAGTTAAGAAACTCCAAACCTATTGGTCAGATAATGCCGTATCAGTTACAGTGTATTACAAGCAAGAGGAATTAGAAGAGATTAAAGCTTGGCTTGAATACAACTACGAGACATCTATTAAGTCAGTGTCGTTCTTGCTCCATAATGAACATGGATTTGCACAAGCGCCGTATGAAGAGATCTCTGAAGAAGAGTATCAGAAATTAACTGAAAAAGTTAAACCTATTACCTCAATCAATATTGGTCAAGGGGATATTGAAAGTATGGAATGTGAGGGCGGCGCTTGCCCTATTAAGTAGTAGCAATTATTGTTAATGTAGGTAAAGAGAGTTG